TAGCATTACATGATAGTATTAATCCCTAAGTAAATTATTCTTAGGAGATGTGCAATGCCAAAGAAAGTTGTCATACCCAAACAGTTCATGCGCTGGCTTAGAGATAACCACGAAGACTATACGCACAAGCAACTGGCTTTCAGAGCTGGCTGTTGTGTTGACACTCTCAAGCGTCTCCTCCACCGCGAGGGACTCCAAACATTTGAAGGGGCTAAGTACGTTGCGATCAACGAGAACCCCCTAAAGATGTGGGATAGACCATGTATCCGATGTAAGTGTACGAAGTCTCGACCCAAGAACCAATACATCTGCTCACCCTGCTGGGGCAGAGAATACGAAGATGTCTAAGCCTCCTCTATCTGGCTGTCTACCATCCGCGCGTGCGCGTATTCGATGAAGGCACACACTTAAAGGCACATTGTTTTCCATGGTTGTCATCTCGCTGCGCTGGGCTGCGCGAGAGACGTTACAACTTTATCGTCATTCAATGCGTATCATATAAATGATTACATTACAGAGATAAACTGTTACTATTATTTGACAGGTTTAACGGGAGAATGATCATGGAAACAAGAGCAATCGAAGACATCTTAATGGAAGCTAAAAAACCCACTGAAGATGTTCTTTTAAATGATTCACCAAAGAAGGATGTGCTTGCGTCTGAATGCCTCAACAATGCAGCAGGACACCTATCCAATCGTGCATCCACTTACGACTCTCCTCAAGGAGAAAGAAGTATGTGTCGCACAGTCCACACGTTCACTTCATTAACTGGCATCGAGATGACTGAGGAGCAGGGGTGGATGTTCATGTCTATCCTCAAGATGGTTCGTAGTCAGCAGGGTAATTTTAAGCTAGACAACTATGAAGATGGAGCGGCTTATTTTGCATTGGCTGCGGAGGCAGCGGCCTCGGAAAGGTCATGAATATTGCAGCCAAACCGAACCCAAAAACAATCAAGAAAGTTAACAAGGCCAATCGCGCAGTGGTAGTTCACAAAGACCCAGAAGAGCGCATTGGTTACAAGAAGAGAGACATCAAGAGATGATTGAGAACATCGCAGTAACACACGCACTTATGACATCACTGTTTATTATCATTGGTCAGTGTGTGGAGAAGGAAGACCTACCAACTCCTGTCCTTGCAGCTCTCGTCCTGACCATCCTATCCACTCCAATCACCCTAATTACTTACGCGATCAATGTGTCTGGGATTGTACAATGAGAGTCAACGTCTACCGCAACGTCAAAAAGAAACCAAGCATCCTCTCCATACGATGTGCGTCCAGTGGATTAGTTCTCGGTCACTCACACCATGCCGAACTAACTGATTGCCGTTTTGTTATCCAATCATCTGGTCAGTCTCAAGTACGCAAGACCAATCAGAAAAATGTACACGCATGGGTGAGTGGCAACCTTGAATACATTACGGACTTCTGCTCGATCAAGGACAGAGAACTTACTGATGATGTTCTTCACATCACTGAAGAAGAAGTTCAGCTTGTGCGTGACGTAACCTCATCCTCTCCTAACGTATTTAAGCGCATTCAGTATGACCCATACGAAGATGATACCTTCACTCTTAAAGGCACTGAGATCGAAGTTGAGACAGCCGAGGCTGTATCTGTGTACGCAGATGGAACCATCTATGCAAGGGAGCCTAAGTCGTGAGCACTCCCAACGGGCTATCACCCAAAGGATTCTGGACAACCAAAGATGTCAGAATAATCTCAGAGCATTGGGGTCACAAAGACCACAAGGACATTGCATTACTCCTCAAGAGAACTCCAAACGCATTACTCATCAAGGCTCAAGAGCTTGGTCTCGTATCCACTCGTCAGCACACTCGATCCATAGACAACCAAGACATCAAGAGGCTTCTCCTCAAGGGTCTCACCTCCCTAGAAATCTCAGTATACCTTGGGTGTACAAAGCGAAGGATTAATCAGATCATCACTGATGACATTCCCGAATACAAACCACTGCGAGATGCTATCGGTCAACTCCGAAGGAAGAGAGGCAAGTTCTAGTGTATGCCACCCAGTCATGGCTGTACCCAGACATGTACTTAGTCTCACCATTTCATATTTGCTCAGTCGTCAACGAGACTCAACACTGGAGATCACCAACCATTGTGCGAACCGAGTGGGTCTCCATACCAAACGATAACCCAGTCATCCAAAAGAACTGGTACTCGCTCCACTCTGGCGTATTCATAGGCGATGAAGAGACGGGCCGAATTATTGTACGCAATCGCAAGTGGCGGTTCATTGAACTCCAGCCAGCACATCCCAGTCAGTCTCATTGCAACGTAGGCTGGAGCCGTAACCAAGACAAAGTAGGATGGGCAGGATTCAAGAACCCATGTCCCACCTCCAAATCGAGACGCACGTTCACCATTGGAGACCTGCACTATCCAAACACATTTAAGGCAGGAACAATCACCAAACTCCAAGAGGCAAAAGACTCAGCCATTCGCTACGCGATAGACATTAACAGTCCGATCCCCTCAGAACTCCCAGAAGCAAACGATCCATTACCCATTACATTTATACCCCCAGCTCCACCCATACTTACTCAGGAAACAATCAATGCCATCAATGAAAGGAATGAAACAGAAGGGCGACAATTTTGAACGTGAACTTGCGGCTCATCTAAACGCGGAGTGTTACCCAACTACCCAGTCAGCTTATCGTGCTCCTCTATCTGGCGGTGGGAATGTTATGACATCTGGTGGAGCCGATTTGGTAGGCACGCCTGACCTATTCGTTGAAGCCAAGCGAGTAGAGAAGTGCAACTTTAAAGAAGCCATCAGGCAAGCCGAAAGGAATGCAAAGGATACTAAATCCCCTGAGACTCCCATCGTCATCAACCGAATGAACAACATGAAAACAACGGACGCATATTGCGTCCTAAGACTTGGCCCATTCCTAAAATATTACAACGCTTGGTTGCGTGAGAACGGCTACAAATAACAGGCAAAAAAATAGGGAGCCTCGGCTCCCCTTAAATTACTGCATCATGTCTTGCCATGGTATTCCGAGTTCATCAAGCAATGCTGCCCATGCCTCTCGTCTCTCGTCATGATCATCGATATTAATTATATCGTCAGCCGACTTAACAATCTCCATAGCAATGGTGTTCATGATCACACCAAATTTAACGCTTCTTCCTCTTACTAATTCTTCTAATTTTTTGTTCACTTTAATTCCCTAGCCTCTGACCACTGGATCACCAGTGATCAATAAGATTTGTGTTTAACTTCCCTCCTAAATTTTCCATACACAAATCTTTTGGTGGCCCTTGGGGAGATGTGGATGTTGAGTTGCACCCTATTGAAAGAAATAGAATTTTTCCTTCAAGTAGACCCCATTTCGGCCAACAGTCTTTGTCGTTGTCAGTATGTATTACCCACCAACACCAGCAAGACTGCGTGTGCCAATACATAGATCGACTTCTGTTGTTGTTTAAATTGCAAACTAACATGCAATCTCCTTTACAAATATTAGATATATATTTTATACATAATCTTTTATAACACGCTAAACTGTTCCTTACAATGTGCCTTGCACTAAGAATGCAATATTAAAACATCATCGTATGTACCATCTTAGTCATGTCACTCCGATCTGTAATGATTACTTTCTGACTCCATCGATTTGGGGATAGATAGCAGTTTACAACTGCTCCAAATCTCTGTAGCCTACGCCCTCGTTGACTATCAAACATCAATAGACAACAAAGCGGGAATAGCTCAGTTGGTAGAGCACGACCTTGCCAAGGTCGGGGTCGGGAGTTCAAGTCTCCTTTCCCGCTCCAGTGTTCCATGTAGTGTGGACACGCTACGCTTCTCACTCAAGCCCTCTGACTAACATTTCAGCATCCTTCACACCACCATGAAAATAATTATCAGTGGTAGTTTGCACCTTACTGTGTCCCATGAACTGGCTCAACATCATTGGATTACAACTGCTATTGTTACCAGCATTCGTACCAAACGTATGACGAAAAGCATACAGTGAAACACCAGCCTTAACTCCGAACTCATACCCAGCCGCCAAGGTTGCAGTCTTCAAACGATAGGCTACTGCCTTCGTTGAATCCTCGTAATCTGCCCAACATGTTTCGCTATCAAACTTGAAAACATGCTCATCACGCTTACAAGAACTTAGCTTGGATAGCTCATCGAACACTACCTCAATTGCAGAGGAGAAGGGTATCGTTCTTGCCTTCGCCTGACCATTCTTTCCCTTGTAAGATTGAATGGTAAAAGTCTTACCTCTGCGGTCAACATCACGCCATTGAAGATTGATCAACTCCTTCGGTCTGGCTCCTGACCAAGCAAGTACAACGAAATACCTTCGAGCATAATCATCCATAAAGCTCATGATTTTATCTCGATCATCATTGTACAAATATAACTTTCTGGCTGGACTATCTTGCCCTATAGTGGGCATTCGTATGAGTGGTAAAGACTTGCTCTTACACCCATAATTAATGATAGCTTTCAGCACAGTGTTGTATCGCTTGATGGTAGCTGGAGACAACCCTCGCTCCAGCATACTTCGTTCCCATTCCAAGACCGCTGCTTCATTGACACTGGAGACACTTACTCGTCCCCAGTAATCAGCAACATGCTTAACCTTGTTGAGACTCTCCTTCGCAACTCCCTTCTCGTAGTAAAGCTCTAGCAGAACATCCACTGTTAACTCACTACCCTTCACAAAAGCATGACCACCATTGTTCATGATGTCAGACTCAAGTTTTCCCAACGCCTTACTTGCAACTGACTCATCCTCAGTGAGGTTAATCTTTAGACTGCTCCTCACTGGTACTCCGAATGCGTCCTCGCCTCTGGCGTAATATTTTCCTCTATACTTTTCCAGCCTTAACTTTATCTCTGTTTTCATAGGTATCTTCCTTACTCTTCACATACAAATGTAAGTAAGGGTCTATCCTTCCCGAATCATAAGTAGCTGCCCAGTTCTTAGGCAAGCCACCACTCCACTCCATATACTCAGCGTCAGTCGCTGACTCAAGAATAGGTAACAAGCGTCCACTTATCACATCCTTATCATCAGTCGCCATCTTCGTCCACAACGCCTTCAGATGGAGCCTAGCAGTATTGCGGGAGCAACTCATGCGCCTCGCCATGTCTGCCATATTCATCCCACTAAACAGCCACATCTGCATCGCTGCATGCTGCTTACTGGTCATTACTGCGAGAACACTGCCATCAGTCAACGATGCGATCTGCTGCCGAGGGGTGACACTAGGTGTACCCATAGCAAATCTTATGATTGATTTTAGCTCTTCCATTTGCCCTAACAGCTCAGTCCTGAGTGCCGTTATCTCGTTTGAAAGTTCCTCATTTGTACTCATCGTGCTTCTCCTTGTTAATCTTATGTGTCTCAGAATAGAGACACTCCCGTAGTATATCCATCTTATTGAAGATTACAATTGATATTTGTAATCATTCATCACATACCTCCTCTTCATCTAACCAAGCTGGATGTCGATCACCCATCTTGTGCAACTTAACTTCCGATTTAACATATCCCCTGTAAGCCTCAATCACATTAGGTATCGATGGCTCACAGTCCTTGAACTCTTTAGGCACGCACCTTGGAGGGATGGTTCTGATCTGCGGAGTGATGCCGTACTCTGTATTAATGTAGTCTGAAAAGCTGCCGATCTCATCACTCACAGTGTACCCACGCTTGTTAACTTCCCTCACCAAACTAGCCAGATACTTGACTGTCCATAACCAATTACCTTTCGACTTCTTTACCCACTTAACCCATGAATGCTTTGGGTCGTGGCAAATAAACATAGCTTCTTCGCCTTCCCAGTGAGACGCACCTTC